CGAATTATCACCGCCGGCACCAACCAAGAGTATGTTGTTGTTAGCTGAATATGAAACAGATGAACCAAAGTATGGATTTCTTGCGGATGTTAAATTTGTAGCAGTTAGTTTTGAACCACTTTGAATCCATTGTGTATTACCTGAAACTTGACCTTGAGTAAATGCCCAAATAGCACCAGTATTACTATTGTCACCTATACCTGCAGCAACCAAAAAGTTATTATTGGCATTAACAGACAATCCTTTTCTTGAACCAATATATGTTGGTCCAACATTTCCTGTTGGAATAGTTCTAAATCCTATATCATAACCCTGTGAAGACATTACACCAGCTGGCATAGGAACAAAATAAATTGAACCTGAACCATTATCGTATGGTCCACCGAATGTTGGTCCCAATACACCAGATGAACTTGGATCTAGACCGGGTGGCCAAACACAAGATGTACCTATTTGCGCTAATCCAGTGTGTGCAAAATTTTCATAAACAGATGGATTCCATAACAAAAGTGAAATCTGTGGTGGTGTGTTATAAAACAATATTTGGAAATTTTCCCAAAGGTAAACGTCACCTGTACCAACAGTAGCACCACTGGGACCACCATTTGGACTTCCAGTAAGTACCACACTACCATCATTACTAACAGATACTGAATATGCACCTTCAGAACTTGATGTTCCAGACCAAGTGCCTGATGGTTGATAATTGGTTCCTGATGAACTCATATTATTAGCAACCCAGTTTTGATTCATACCAGAATTTACTACATTCCACTGCCAAATAGCACCATTACTCGAAGCATCACCTGGTCCACCGGTAACGAGAATTGTGCCATCACCACTCATTGATAAACTATAACCTTGAAAACTTGAACCAACATGGTTTGTACCCACCAATTTGTTCACTAATGACCACACATTTGTTTGACTATTTCTTCTATACACCCATGTGGCACCAACACCTGAATTGTCACCATAACCCCCTATGGCTAGAGAATTTCCATCGTTACTGAATGACAAATCTGATCCAAAATATATCGAAGTTGTACCAATAGCGTTATTTGGACAAGGTATTACTGCTTGTAACGTTAATACTCCGCTCTGATTACCATAAACCCAAACACAACCTCGATTGCTTACTGGTGTCAGTGATGAAAAAGCTATTGTGTTGGCATCTGGTGTAATTGCTGTTGCATATCCTAGACCAATTATTCCTGCATTGAACCAAGGATCCAGACCACTTAATCCTCCCGTTGGTGTTGGTGCTACTGGTATGCCTGTATCAGTAGTTAATGTTGGTGTGTTGTTTCCAGTTGTTCCAGTAAAAAATGCACTAAGACCTGTTTGTTGGTAATTACCACTATTCGCTTGTGAATGGCCAGCATATAAGCAATATAAGTTTGAACTTAAAAAAGAAGAAATGGAAACAGGAGTGTTGTAGGTGTTTCCTGATATGCTTGTGTTTAAGTCACTAAACTTAATGTTTGTTGTTTTTTGAATAGGCATTAAAGACCCCTGATTGCATTTGGAGGTAATACAGATAGGTCACAAACAGGTAATTCCGGTATAACAAAACCTTTTGGAAAATTAACAATAGAACTTAGTTGAGTTTTATAAACAGTTAAATTGTGTTTTGAAGCTTCATTCAATTTAGACCATAAATTTGTATTATTTTGTAAACCTGCTATAATTGATATTTTTTTGTTGATTATCAATTGAAATAAATTTTGATACTTTTCGGAACCATCATTGATTTCTTCTAAAGTGTGAATTGTAATTTTCCACGTAGGTTTACCGGACTTTTCTACCAATTCACATGTACTAAACATTTGACTATAATTTGGTGTATAACCTTTGTCTTCTACGTAATATACCTGTGACATTATTTGTTTTCCTTGTAGAATTTGATGTATTCCAACAAGGTATTTAGGTAGTTTTCGGTCTTTTCAATGAAAATCAATGGTTCTGAGTCTTCCACAGCCATGATAATGACGATCTGGTCGATGCCCTGACCCACCAGTTCTTCGTACATACACGCATACGCAACACACTGAGCAAAGTAGTCGTCAATGTCTTCCTTCTTCTTTACCCTCTTGGAGGTTTTGAAGTCGATCACTGACAAGACACCATCATACTCACCAATACAGTCTACACGACCCGCCATGCCGATACCAGATGACCAGAGTGCCTGTTCTTGGAAATGAATGTTGTTGATCTTGTTGAGATATGGTTTGATTGTGTTGAACATCTGCAAGGCATCTGGCATGACACCTTTGTAATAATCGAGGTTATTATTCAGATAGTTTTCACAAATTGAGTGAAGGTTTGTACCTCGTGAGGTCGCCTTCTTTGAGATTTTGTTGGCAACTTCTTCACCAACTCGTCTACGCCATTCCATGATGGCTTGTTTCTTTTTTGCACCAATAACGGTGGTTACGGAAGGTAAACGAGTTCCGTCAGGTAAGGTGTAGTAACGCTTACCGTCAGAGAAGGTTTCGGATTTTAGGTCCTGCAAATCAACAGGTGGGCAATATGTAAACATGACGTATTATAACTCCAAATCAGTAAATTGTCAAGTATTTATAGGTTTACTGGAACACCCACGTTGCGCCAGCATTGGTGTTATCTCCATATCCACCAACAACAACTGTGTTACCATCAGGAGTAATAGCAACACCAGAAGAAGCTGCACCACCTCCATATGATCCAAAATCTGAGTTACCTACATTGTCTGATGGAACAAATCTATAAATTTGTGTCCAAGTTGTTCCTGATCTGGTAAAATAATAAGCCGCACCAACAGTTCCGTTACTGTCAGATGAAGCACCAACAACTAAAGAATTTCCGTCACCCGACAAGGCAACACTGCAACCAAAACTTGCAGTCGATCCACCTCCATTGTTATTTGAAAGTGTTTGTTGTAAACTCCAAGTCCCGTTAGATAAAGCATATATGTAAACTAGACCATTGGCACCAAATGCAATAGTATTTCCGCTTTTACTCACAGATACAGATAAACCAAAATATGTGGTACTTGGTATATAATTATGAAAATTTTCTGTCCATGTTCCGCCAGAGTGAGTGTAAATCCAACCAGAACCTCCTCCACTACCAGCGTATCCACCAAAAGCTATTACTGTTGCATCACCAGACATTCCAACAACTTGACATTCATTACCATAACCAGAACCTTGCCAATCAGCAGGCTGAATATATGCACTTTGTGACCAGGTTGATCCTGATCTGGTGTACACTAAACAACCACCAGGAGTGCTACCAAGAGAATATTGTGCAACTGAGAGTATTGCAGTATTTCCATCATCACTAATACATACACCAGAACCTGATTTTCCGTAATATGTGGATGTAGCATATGTGGACTGTTGTAATGTCCATGTTGAAGCAGAATAATTCCACAACGATATGCCATAATTGTAGTTACCGACAGCCAATGTTGTTCCATCACGAGACAACGAAACACATGAACCTTGTGATTTGGCTGATGATGATGTAGTATCAATTAGTTTAGTTTGATAACTCCATGTAGAACCCGATCTTTTATAAATGTAAACGGCACCTTTCCCAGAACCGTCTGATGGAGCACCTATAGCCATAGTTTGTCCATCACCAGATATTGCAACAGATTGACCCTGATTACCAACACCAGTATTCGTTGAAGCCACTATTTTTGAACCCTGTTGCGTACCACTAAAAGTTCCAAAAAAATTATTCATGGATATTTGACTACCTGAGAGTATACCCACAGAAGAAGTAATATGTGGATCATTCAAACTTACTTGTGTTTGAGTATTTTTACCTGAAACTGCATCAAGGTAATTAAAATCCACATTGTTGGATGAGTTAAACGACATTGTTAGTATCCTAATTTATCGCAGGCCACGATCCAATCTTTGACTAAACTTGAACGCACAATATCATCTGGTGTGAAGTAAATTTCTTGGAAAGCTGTCATGCTTCTTGCTACTTCACGGAAGCTGTGGAATGCTGATTGATCTTTGTTTGAACGAATCAAATCAGTCTGTTTGAAATCACCACAGAAAATAATCTTAGACCTGTGACCTACACGGGTTATGATGGTATTTATCTCCGACCAATTCATGTTCTGGTTTTCATCTACGATAATAATAGAATCATCAATAGAAATCCCACGAATAGCAGTGGTGCTGATAAATCTCGCATGACCTTGTTCCTTGAGACGGTCCCAAGCGTCAGAACGGCCAAAAAGAACATCACAAACTTCCTTGTAAGGTAACTCATATATCTCTTGTTTCTCTTGCAAATCACCAGGCAAATGTCCTACCTCACGCAATTGCACTAATGAACGAACAACGACTACCTGCTTGAATGAGTTTCCCTTATCCAATACTTCTTCGATAGCTTTGTACAGTGCCAAAAAAGTTTTGCCTACACCAGGAGAACCAAATAGTCCCATGAAGTAGGCACCGCCTTTATACATCTCAAAAAACAATTGTTGATTCTCTGTCAGAGGCTCAAATGTTTTCAAGTGATCTAGTTTTAGTCTTAGTGTGTTGCTTGTGACTGGTTGATGTTTTACCTTTTCAGTGTCATCACGATAGTTTTCCTGTACAATTGGACTTTGTTTTTTGGATGCCATTCTCGTTCCCTTTTCTGAATAACGCTGCGACTTGTTTTGTGTTGTTGTTGCGTGTTTGTGCATAGACATCCTTTATGGGCGTGGTATTCTTTCCATACGACCTCTCTTTGGTTTTGGATTGAAGGAGTGAAGGGAGTTTTACCATTCTCTTGGCATTTTAGTTTTGTGACCGCTCATCGTATTACCTGGAATAGTTTCCTTCATACGTTGAATAACACCACGCTCAAACGCCATGTGAGCTTGGCCAATACCTGGTACAGACATACGTTGACCGTCACCAAGACCTGCAAGACCTTCTGGTGAAAAGTAACGTTCCAAGTGTGTATTCTTTTCTTTGAATTCATCGAGTTCAGCAATACGCATTGTATGTTCTTCGACTTCGTTTGTGTTTAGGTTTCTAAACTGATATGTTGGCATCAAACCACTCCGGTATATTACGATTTTTCCACTTGGCGAATGACGCCTTCTCTTGTATATAGTAGTTTTTGTACGATGCAAGAACATCATACTTACGACCAGGGATAGGGTTTTTGGCCACGATCTTCAAATCAGGTGGCATTGCAGGTGTTGGTGCGAAGAATTCGCCATTGGGAATTTCACCGGGTGGTGTGGACAATGGACTTTTCAATTTTGCACAAAGGTGTGTTTTACCATAACGATGTGTGTATTCGTCAAGTAGTTCCGACCACATATCATAGAGCCACAAATAGTTCTCAATGTTATCACGACACCAGATAGCTGATGGGTGATTCATGTGTGTTGCTTTATACAACATACTTTCACGACTGTCATGTAGGCGCCATCGTTGAATACGGCGGCCATTGTCAGTTAGGTCGGTGTATTGGTCACCGTCAAGCATACGGTGAGCTGTTGAGAGTAGTTGTGCATACTCGATGATCATTTTAACAACATGTTTATCACAATGCATCTGAGCACACACACGAGGGTTTGGGTCGAGATAAAAGATGTTCATAACGAGATTATAACACAGGGAAACCCCTGTGTCAATCAGAACTTCCAACCGGTACAGAATCCGAATTTGTGCAACTTTTTCAGTGCTTTTTCGCAACGGTTACCAATATCTGTACGATATTGTACGTCATTACCAATCTTCACCTTCTTCACCAGGTCGTATGCCTTGTCTTTGGCTTCGGTAACTGTACTACCTTCACCTGTACATACCATTAGGTAAGTACCTGCTGTTCCCCATTCTGGTACATCCTCAACCAATTTGTCATCAATCATCTTGATTGCTTTGGTTAGTTTTACCTCACATGGGTGCAGGTTGTTGATTTCTTTTGCAGAAACATCATCGGTCAAAATTGGGAAGTCTTGATATGTCTCAACATCTTTCTTGTTGAATGGGAAGTCAGAACAAGCCATAACAACACCAACACAAGTGCCTTCTTTTGCTTTGAATGTCTTAGAGTTACCTTTGATAACATCCAACATCCATGTCGCTGGGTCTCCATCATTGTCCATTAGAGGTTGCATGATGTTCCACATTGGCCATCCTGGTCGTGCAGTCCATTCCATTGGCCATGGTGTACCGTCTTTTTCGTCCACGATACAGTTCATGTCCAACATACCGACATAACCGATTTTCTTCAATGTCTTTTCCATTGGCTTCATCAACATATCAGCCAATTTGGATTCTTTTGTGTAACGGGTAACTGTACCCATTTCACCAGTGTTTACGCCAAGGTCATCATTCATTTGTTTCTTGAACTCGAAACCTTCACACCAGTAGTCAACCCAACCACCTGGTCCGAAGATACCAGTAACCGCAATTTCGATGCCTGGTTTGAATTCTTGTAGAATGAAGAACGGTGACTTACCACCAGTTTCCTTGCGTTTGGTCAAGAATCCAATCATGTCCGCTTCATCTTTGGCAACATAAGACAAGGACTTATCTTCTTCCTCACC